CGCGCCGCATATCGACCCAGAGGTCGCGCAGGCGGGAGAGCTCGCGCGTGACCTTCCGCCGGAAATCCTTATGTATCACCCGGTCGGCGGTCACGGTCTGAGCGCCTCCCGCGCTTGTATGGCTTTATCGGTCGGGGTCCACGAGCGGCCGGCAAACGCCGACCAGCCCGGATGCACCAGGACGAGCTCCTGCGAAACGTAGCCCTTGGACGGGTATACCGAGGCGTGCCCGAAACCGCCATTCCAGCGCGTCGGGTCCGGCATGTAATCCGAGCCGACGGCCGGGGAGGCCATCATCGGGGTCGACATCCACGACAGCGGCCCGGTGCCGAACGCATTGTCGTGGAATAGCTGCGGCCGGTGGGTATGCCCGGACGTGCCGGACATTTTGAACCGCTCTAGCTGGACCTGGGCGGCGAATTTGGCGCAGCTCGTCCCGTGGGTCGCGACGTAGCTGTCGCCGTATACGACCCAGTTTTCGCGCACGTCGCGCGATCGCGCCGACGCGGTCGGGGCTAGAAACGAGGACCGGCAGACCAGATTTATCGCGTAGTCGTCGAGGCCGAAAATCTGGTCGAACGACAGCGAGGGAAAAGACGCGAGCGCCGGCGCGGTATCCGCCAGGTAATTCGCGAGGCGGTACTCGTGGTTCCCGACGACAAAGTCGATCTGCGCGCCAGGGCAAGTCGACCGCAGCCGGCCGAACAGCTCGCGCAACCAGACGCACTCATCCCAGGCCGTCATATGGAAATGGCCCGGTAGATCCCGGTGGCGGCTAAACGCTGGGAAGTCGACGCCGTCGCCGTTTATGCAAACGACGTCGGGTTGCACCATCGCGCAGACATCGAGGAACACCTCGAGCGCGAACGGGTCGCAGTAATGCGAATGCAGATCGGACGCGATTAGAATTTCCAGGTGGTCGCGCTTGTCGGCGGCGAGCAGGAAACGGTCGGCGAACCGCAGCACGTTTTCCTCGGCGAACTCGGCGACCCGTTGGTGCGTATGCAAGCGGGCCGCGCGGTTGCGGACCTTGGTCGTGGTCCGCAAGTCGGCCAGGCCAGCCGCCCGGAGAAACTCGGTGTGATTACCGAAAAAGCCGTGGACGAGCGTCTCGTCGTAATGCCCGAGCTCCTGGTATCGTTTCCGCGAGGCGGCGAACCCCCGGAACGGGTTATCGACGTGATCGTACACCCGGCGCAGGTCCTCAATAAGGGCCGCGCGGAGTTCGCGTTGCCCGTCGGGATCGCCGTGGAGCTCTTGCTGGGCCGAGCGGTGACGGGCGCGGACTTCCTCGGCGGCGGTTTTCGCGGCCTCGAGTTTCTCTTGTCGTTCGCTACGTTTCACGAGACCACCCCGCGCAGCCTAGAGCGTGCGCGCGTAAAGCTGCGTAGCCCAGCGCGTACCCCTGCTCGGCGACCAGCCATTCGTGGAACGCCATAAGGCTCCGGTCGGTTTCGCCGGCCTGCGCGATGCGGACAAACTCCAGCACGAGCTCGACGATACGGGCGTCGCGACACGTCGCGCAGCGCGCCCGCGCGGGGCGGGCAGCCTTCGCCCAGCGTGCTAGATCATCCTTCGCCAATAACGTCCCCCATAAAAACGGAACCCCGCCGAGCGGCTTCCCCACCCTCCGCCGTGTCGGTTTGCACCGATCGGGCTTGGTCCCGCCACGGCAGGGCCCCGCGTTTATTATGCCCCGCGAGGCGCTCGCAGACCAGCCCGAGCCTTGAGCGGTGAGCTGGGCGGGGTTGCGCTCTTTACGAAAGCCCGCTCGGCGTGCTAGAGTGGCCACCGCCGAAATGCGGCAGGGAATCCAGAATACGCCAGGCGGCGCAGGCCGGGGGATAAAATGACGACCGAGCTACGAGTCCGCAACCAATCGCAGCAGCTCTACGTCCGCGCGCTTTCGACAGCGTGGCGGAACGGGATCCAGCTACACGACCCGTCGCTCTGGTTGCTCCGCGACCCCGAGGCCGAGGAAAAGATGCTGCGCGACGCGGATATCCGCCACGCGATCGGCTACCGCCGGCACCTGATCGCGGGCAAGGATTGGAACCTGACACCGCGCAGCGAGCAAAACCCCCGCGCAGCGATGGCCGTACACGTCGGGACCGAGCTCCTTAGCGGCCTGCAACATTTTACCCAGGCCCGAATGAACCTGGCGCGGGCGTTCTTTAGCGGTGCGCGCTTTGGTCGCATCCACGGGCGACCGCGTACGCTGACGCTCGGCGACGGTAAGCCCCGGACCTGGTGGGTACCGACCCGAATCGAAGACCTCGACAAGAGGCTCTACCGGATCGTCCCGCAAAATGACGGCGAGACGCTAACGGCGCACTGGGAGCGGTGGAACATCGCCGCGCAGGAGTTTCGACCCGAGACACGCCTCGACGCGATCCACACGATCCGCCACGTCTATATGGACGACGGCGCGTCCCTGGGGCACGGGTCCGCGTTACGCGAGGCGATTGGATGGCACTGGTTCGCCAAAACCCACGTATTCGCAGAGTCACTACAAGCGGTCGAGCGATTCGCCCAGGGTATCGTCACCGCCAAGGTCGACGGCGTGCGCGACGCCGAGACCGGGCTACCGAACACCGAGCTAATCGACCAGTGGACGAGCGTCCTAGAGGATCTCCGCTCGAGGCACGTCCTGGTATTCGACAAGGCCGACGAGGTCGAAATAATGGGGGGCAACTCGGACGGCTGGCAACTCCTCCAGTCGATGCGCGAGGAACTCCGTTCGACAATCTACACCCTGATAATGGGGGCCAACCTAACGACCGCGGCCAACGAGGGCGGCAGCTACGCCCTAGCCGAGATCCAAGAAAACAGCACCGAGGCGCTCGTACAGTTCGACCGCGAGACATTACAGGAAACCCTGACAGACGACCTTCTGGGCTGTGTTTGGTTTTTGAACCACGCCAACCTATTGGAGCTAAATCTGACCACCTTGGATAAGCCGCGCTTCAGCATAACGCAGGAAAAGCGGCAGGACCCGCAGGAGCGCGCGAACGTGGCCTCGACTCTTAGCGGCATGGGCGTCGACTTGAGCCTGGGCGACGTGCTCGAGCAGACCGGATTTAGCAAACCCGACCCCGGCGAGGACGTTATCGCCGGCAGCGTCGCGCCGCCTGCGATGCCTGGCGGCTTCGGTTTCAAGTCGGGGGCCGCTACTTGAGCACCCGCCGCAGCGACCTCGAGCTGGGTATGTATTTCGTCGGCCGGCACGACGCAGGGATCGAGCCGTTTTTCGCCAGCGTCGAAATCAAGGCGGGCGAGCGGATCGTAAAACACCACGTCGACCCGGCCCTGATCGACAACGCCCTCGACGACCTATCGAGCTGGTGGTGGCAGCGTATGGACGCGGACGTTATCCCGCCGACCTGGCAGGGCTACCCCGACACGATCAAGGAACGCGGCCAATGAAATTAGACGCGCAGAAGTTTCTCGAGGACCTGACCGGCAGGCACGCCCGGCTGTATACCGACCTCGTCGGCGATATGGTCGTCGCCATAGCCCAGGCCGACCGGGTCAGCCTACGGGCCGCCCGCAAGGAACTCGAGCAGGTTACGACCGAGACAATGGGCGCGGCCGAGGTGCTGGGCGCGTCGATAATGCTACAAAGCGCGGCCAAGCTCCTCGCGCAGGGGGGCCAGACCATGCGCGGCGATCGGCGCTATATGCTCGCATTCGCTGACGAGCCGACCCAGACGATCCTGCCCAGGGTGACCTTCGCAGAGGCGGTGCAGGATATGGTCGACCGGGCACCGATCACCATACGCAACGCAGCCGAGCGAACGGCGCAACGTATCTCAGAGCTCTACAGCTCGGTTCGGCCGATGGTCGGATTCGCCCGGAGCGCCGAGCAAGCCGTAACCGAGCGCGCCCAAAGCCTGATCGCCGAGGCGATCCGCGAGGGTATCCCCGAGGTGGACATCGGCCGCCGGATCGTCACCGACGTTAACCTGATCCGAACGAAAACGGCGGCCTGGTCCGAGGGATACGCCCGGATGGCGTTCCGTACCAACGTGAATACCGCCGTGAGCGCCGGCCAGTTCCGCCAGGCGCGCGACCCGGATATCCGCAAGGTGATCCCGGCGTTCCGTTTCGACGCCGTCGGCGACGCCGACACGCGCGACAACCACAACAAGGCGGACGGTATTATTATGTCAGTGTCGAATACCGACTGGAGCGAGATCGCGCCGCCGCTCGGCTACAACTGTCGATGCAGCGTGGCGTTTGTGGGCGTGCCCGAGCTGCGGCGGCGGGGGCTGGTCAGGCCGAACGGCGACGTAATCGAGAGCAAGGTCCCGTCGGGCGCGTTCCCCGACGCGGGTTTCCGCCACGCCGGCCGGCCCGACCTATTCCTGGGGGATCAATGAAACGCTGGGCCGAGCTCGCGGACGACTTCCGGCGCGTCGCCTTCGCGCGTGGCGTCGAGATTGTCGCAGATGCGATTCCGGCCGACCGGGCCACGGTGTATCGTCTGCTGAACGGGGTAACCCAGCACCCTACCCGCGCCATCCGCGCAGGGGTCGAGCGGGTCGTCCGCGAGAATCAGGCCGAGGAAAAAACAGCATGACAACCATAACGCATATGGCAATGGGCTACCGAGCGACGCGAACCGATGACGCGCTAACAGTTCACCGCGTGCCGATTTTCTGCGCGTGCGAACGCGGCGAGGTGCAATTCGACGACGTCTGGATCGCGTCCGCCGTGAGCAAGGCGAAACAAAACGAGCGCGAAGGGTATTACCCACCGCTGCATATCCGGCACCACGAGGCGAGCACCGAGGCGAACGACTCAGTACGGGCGGCCGGGTATTTCTGCATCCTGGGGGCCGAGCCTATCACGTTCAAGGGGGCCAGGCGGACGGCGATCCTCGCGGATCTGGTTATCACCGACCCGGTGACCCAGAAAGAAGTCCTCGCGAAGCGCCTACCATACCGCAGCGTGGAAATTTTCGACGTCGATGATCCGGCAATAGACGGCCTCGCGTTGCTCGACCACGAGGCCCCTTTTCTCGAACTCCCTATGCTTATGGTCTCCGAGGTGGACGAACGCGCAGCGACCACCAAGCTCGGCGGGGCTGTCGCAGATGCGACATTCCGCCGCCCCTGGTCGATGGACGCGCGCACAAACGACGAACCTGTGTTAGCGTGTTTCAGGAAAGGCGCAGCCGCCCATTTACTTTTCCGCGAGGGAACCATGGCAGAAGACAAGACGACCGACGAACTGATCGCAACCGAAACAGCCGACGCGACGCGTACGGCGCAGTTCGCGGAGAACGGCGACGACCCGAAGGACAAGGAATACAAGGCCAAGGACGACGACGACAACGGCGAGGAAATGCAGGAAGTCCTCGACGTGGCCGGCGTGGTAAAGGCGATCGAGTCGGGCGAGATTAGCGTCGCCGACATGGACGCGATCCTTACGGCCATCCAATCGCAGACGGCCGAGTCGGCACCCGAGGAGGAGGAACCAGCCCCCGCGGTTACGCCGGGCGTCGAAGCGATGCGCCGCGGCAATAGCCTATCCGCCAGGTTCGCCTCGATTGCCGGGGAGAACGAGGCGCTTAAGGCGCGGCTTGATGCGCGCGACGCATCCGACCAGCGCACGAGCGACGTAGCGGCAGCCATGAAGCGGCTCGAAGGTCGCCCGCTCGGCGCGGACCTCGAGACGCGAATGGTCACGTTTCACAAAAGCCACGGCGGCGAAGCCTTCAAGGACTACGTCGACAGCATGGCAAAGACCGCCGGCGTCTGGCCTGACGACGAGGACGGCCGGGGCGAGACATTCAACGCGCAGCTCGGCAAGGTGCCCGCTGTCGCTATGCAATACCAGGACAAGGGCACCGGAGCCGTCGACCAGGCCACCCGGTATTCCCGCGAATGGGAGACCCTGCGCGGGTCTGGTTTGCGGACGTCCGAGGAACGATACGTCGCCCTTAACATGGCGAAGGATTCAGGAGCGGAGAGCTAAACAATGGGCGACAGAACAAAGACCAAAATCTACGAGACGCGCCCGAGCGCAGGCCGGGACTCTTTTCCAATCAAGGACGGCGTGACCGTTGCGCCCGGTACGCTTGTCCAGATTGATCCCGCCGCCGGGTCGCTCGACCACTGGTCCGGGGCAGGGACTTTTGCCGGCATCGTCATCGGCGGCGTCGATCGCGCAGGCGACGGGGTTCTAACGGGCGAGACCGACGACAGCCCCGACCCGCACGCTTACGTCGACACGAGCGGCGTCGTGCTTATGCACGTGGCCGTCGCTAGCGGGGATGCCGGAGGCGTTGGCGACCCGGTCTTTTGCGCTGACTCAGACGCGGCGAACCTAACGGTTGTCGATACCACCAACCCGCCTATCGGATTCGTCCTGCGATTCCGTACCGCCAGCGACATGGACGTGCAACTCTTTTCGATGGCCGAGTGGTCTATCGGCGACGCCGCTGACGGCACTAAGTGGGATAGCTAGGAGAACCAATGGCAACTGTAATTTCTAACAACGTCCTGGTAAACGGGCTCCGCACGGAGTTCGCAGATACCTACGAGGCGATTCGCAACCGCCAGGCGGACAGCCGCCTCGGTCAGATCATGGACCTAAGCATCGGCGCGACGAACCGAAACCACGATTTCGCGTACTTCGAGAGCTCCCCACATATTTCTTACTGGGAGAGGGGGGAGACGATTCCCACCGATGCTATGAGCTCGGTCCAGTTTAACGTGCCGATCTACGAGTGGGCGCGTCGGGTGCCCTGGTCTAAGCACGACCGCAAAGACGACCAGACCGATTCGCTAATGACCATGGTTAGACAATGCGCCAGCAGCGCCGCGTTACTTCCAGAACGTATGCTGTTCGACCTGCTGACCGGCAGCGCGTCGACTATGCCGGCCGTCCCGCTGGCACCCGACGGCGTTGCGATGTTCAACGCGACGGACGGGGCCGGCGGTGCCCGCTTCGGCGAGAGCGGCGGCAACATCGTCGCGGGCGACGGCGTCACCACGACGGCGCAGATTCAGACGAATTTCTACGAGTCGATCGTGCGTTGGAAGTCCTTCCAAGACGGCAAGGGGCAGCCGCTACTCGGCGACGACGTGCTCGAGCAGGGGTTCCTGATTATCCACCCGGTGGAGATCACGCAGAAAATGGAGGAGGCTTTCGAGCAGACGCGCCAAGTCGGCACCAGCGGGTCGACCCCGTCGAACGTGGTGCAGGAAGCTAACCGCACCGTCGAGCTCTGGGGGACCAACCGCCTAACCGACGTCGACGACTGGTATATCTTCCTGAAGGGCGCGCCCAAGAAGCCGACCTTCTTCCTCGATCGCGAAGGCGTACAAGAATTCTCCAGCCTCGAAGGGGATAACAACTCCGACCTGACGCGCAGCACTGGCGAGGAATACATCCAGTGGGAGACCCGCGCCGGTAGCGGGATCGCGCTCCCGTTCGGGGCCATCCAGATTACGAACTAGAAGGCCCGACATTGCGCCAGCGGGCCGCCGTTCTTCTAGGACGGCGGCCCGCTGACATAAACCCCTAGACACTCTTAGACACGGAGAAACCCCGGAATGAGTAAGCATGAATTGAAAGCCGCAGGCGACGAGCTCGTCGCCGATCTTGACGCGCACGGCGTCACGCACGAGCGCCAGGTCGCCTACTGGGTAGGCGTTACCCCCCAGTGCCCCGTCCCCCAGATTAACTGCGGGGGCTTGAACTTCCCGAAAATCAACGAGCTACTGATCCCCCGGCCAGGGTTCAAGAACGAGAAGCAGCGCGTGCCCGTTATCGGCGGCCTTGTTCGGGATATGACCGCGGACAAACTGGCCGCCCTGCGCGAGATTCTGCCGCGCCTGGTGATCCGCTTTACCGAGGACGCAGGCACCCACGAGGAGCCAGGCACGGGGAAGAACATCGGCGACGCGCATATGCGTACGCGCAAGGGCTTCGTCATTACGATACCGACCGAGGACGCGGTAAAGGACGCGAACGCCCGCGGGATCGCGATACGGCGATACGTCCACCAACCGAACGACGAACCGGCCGCGCGCTATATGTTCCTGACGCCCTGCGCCGACCAGAACGAACCCAGACGCGGCGAGGTGTATCCCGCGACCCTGGACAAGACCGGGCTGGTATGGCACGAGGCCGGCGAGCCGGATATCTTGACATAGGACCCAACCAAAAGAGCAGACCATGGCCCTAACAGTCGCAGAAGTACGAACCCAAATTACGAAAATCCTCGACCTGATCGAGACCACGAGGATCGCAGCCGACGGTCTCTGGACCGATAGCGCCGAGTACGACGACCTCGTAGCAGAGCTGGAAGGCGAATACATACCTTCCTCGGTTACGGCTTCGTTAGCGAGCTACCGGGCCGACCTTTCAAACCTGGTAACAGGTGCGCGGGTTCTGGAGTTTCTCACCCCTTGCCTGTTTGACTACGCCAAGCTACTAACCGAGGGCGCGGGCTACAGCAACGTAAACGACATTATGCGCGCCCTGTACGAGGTGCCGGTAACCGTCGAGTCGCGGGCCTTGACGTACGCGGCGGCATCGGCTGGCGGGTCGAACGTCGGGAACGGCCTCCTTAGTCGTCTGACCAAGGACGATATGGATTACGACCTGGAGGCCACAACGGTCGAGACGAAGTATCTCAGGTGCCGTTCTGACCAAAATACAGGCACAAACGAATTCGCCGAGTCCTTCGAGTGTATCGGTATCGCGTCATCGCAGGACGCGCTACTAAACAAGACGAGCGGCTCGTCGCCGCGGTACGGAAGCGGTGAAGCAGGCCGCGCCTTCATACGCAACCACCACGCCGGATCCGCCGAGGGCGGGAGCTTGCTACGGAATAGCTCGTTCTCGACCTACAGCGCAACGGCTACGCCGAAGTTCCTGGGGTGGGACCTCGTGTCGGGGACGGTGCCCTCGCAATCGACAACGGCGGCCGAAATCTATATTTCGCACCCGAACGCCAGCACCGACGCGAGCATGAAGTTCACCGCCACCGGCCGAGTCAAACAGACGCTTGACAATATGCGAATCTCACGCATCGACCATAATACGCCTTACTTCTTCCGGGTCATGGCGAAACGGGGCGCTGGCACCGCGGTCGGCGGGTCGCTCAAGATACATCTAGGGTCGACTGTGCGTACGGTGGCCGTGAGTTCGTTGCACGCCACGGAATGGACCGAGGTAGTTATCCCATTCGACAAGACTTGTTGGCCTAAAGAGTTCAACCAGGACGCTCTCGACGTCGATATCGAATGGTACGATGCGGGCAGCGGTTACCTAATCGTGGACGACGCAATCCTCGCGCCGTGGGATCTGATCGACGGCACGTATTACTTTCTCAGGCACGAGGACAACGCTCCGGTATCGTGGCTCGTGGACGACAAATTTACGGTCGCTACAACCCAGTCCGATATCGCTAAGGGGATCGTGCAGTACTGGCTCTGGAAAGCGGGCCTCGGCTACCTAAAGCCTGTAACCTCTAGCCCAGACATCGGGAACCCGGTCTAACCCATGACGGATAAAGCAACGATCTGGACAGCGGTGGTGGCGAGCTACGACGGCGACGGCCTGATAACGCTTACCAACATCCGCGACCGCAGCGCGACGTCGATTACGACGGCCACCGGCCAGGACGCGGCCCAGGCCGTTATCGACTTGTGGCCCGCGTACGCGCAGATCGCATTCGACGCAACGGACGCCCTACACCTGGAGGTCGCCAAGCGGGGTACGATCGCGATGCTCTGGGAGCGCGGCGGCTCGAGCTCGGCGATAGCCAAGGTGGAATGGGACGAGGTGTTCGGCGCGGCCGGCCTGGTCGCCCGCGTCCGAGAAACCGGGCCGCGAGGACGTCGAGGGCCAAACAGCAACAGCGGCGTACAGCAAAAATCGGAACTAACGTCTAACGGCCAGCGGGTGCGGGGATGGTCCGACACGGAGTCTCTACCTGTAAGCTATCTCCCGAGCAGGCGAACCGCCCAGGAGGGTTAGGCCATGGCTCGCGCCACGTTCAAACCCGGCGCTAAGTTCAAGCGGTGGTCGGTCGCGGTTGACGACCCCCGGCGGGCGCTAAAGCAGATCGGCGCGCTCATCGTGAGCGAATCCCAGGAGGCTTTCAAAACGCAGCAGCTCGGGAAGGACAAATGGGACGAGCGCGGCGTCCCCAACGTGTACGGCATAATTGCCGATTTCCATATGGGCAAGGCGGCCCCACCGAAACGCCGTTTCGAGTCCACGCCGGCGCTCATGGATACGGGGGCGCTTAAAAAGTCGATCGCCATGCGTGTCGTTAGCCGGCGAGTTATCGCCGTCGGGACCAAGCTCCCCTATGCGGGCGTGCTCCACAAGGGGGGCCCGATCAAGTCGCTACCGATCACCGAGTCGGTGCAAGAGCTCCTCCAGCGGTGGCTGGAGAAAAAGGGGAGCGCCTGGCGGGACGATCTCGAGTGGCTCCTATCCCCGGACTGGACCGGCGAACAGCTCGAGGGCGAAGTCTCGGCGCGGCCGATCGTTGGGATAACCAAGCGGACGATTGCCGACGTAAAGGAAATCGTCGGCGTCGAGATCATGGAGACGAAGTCGTGGAGGTAATAAATGGCCGCCGGTAGCGTCTCGCGTATCCTCCGGGCACCTGGCCGGATCGTCCTAGCACCGACGAACCTGGCGGCGGCGTATCCTTACGGGGGCACCGAAGTCGGCAAGGCCAACCAGTGCGCGCTTACAACGCTCGGAACGTCGTTCCGCGTAGAGAGCGAGGCCCTGGGCGAGGCTACGGACGTCCTCGAGGGGAACAATCATTACCTGTTTACGTGCTTCCTGCGGGGGTGGGACGACGACGCTATCCGCCTCCTGTTGGCGGACGGCTACGAGCTCGGCGCAGTAACGCAACACGCTATTTGGCACGTACCCGGCAACAAGTCGCCGGGCCAGTCGTCGGCGGGTCGCGCGGTGAAACTGCTATACGTGCCCGACGACATCATCCACGCGCCGGCCGTGCTGATATACAACGGTATCCCCGAGCTCGGCGAGGGCGCGGAGATCGCCCTTAGCCGTGCGGAGGAGTTCGGCCTGGCCTTGGGTATCGACTGTTTAAGGGATTCGAGTAGTAACGTCCTACGGATCGGTCGGTTAGCCGACCTGACACTCTGAGAAAACCATGGCCCCACCAAAACGCGCAACCGTAGAACTGACGAACGAAGCCTATGCCCGGTGGCTGCGAGCCGGGAGCCCCCAGCCGATCGCGTGGTTTCTGGCGCTCGAGGACGACAACCAGGAGCAGCTCGCGATTCTCGGCGACGAGCACGCCGCCGATATAGCGGTCGCGATCGGTTACGCGGTCGTGGACCCGAGCCTCGCCGACGCAGGGCTCGACGCGAAGGACAACCCCGAATCCGAGGAGGTGCTGTTGCGGCGTATGGCGGCCGACCTGGCGTCTAAACTGCTCCAGCAGGAAGGCCCAGCAATACGCAGCCGCCCCCCTGCGCCGACTATGGGCGGCGTAACCAAAAGACGCGAGGAGGCGGCCTTGGCGGACCAAAAGGACCGCGACGTTTGCCGCTCGTTTCTAGGCACCCCACCGGACGAGGCGACGCTGTGAACCCCTGGCAAATGGCGCAACAACTCAAGCACAAGCTCGCGGCGGCCGTCTGGTCGAGCGGGGCGGCCGACGAGGTTTTCGGCGCTCGAGGCGTCCATATATTCTCAGGGACGCCTACCGAGGAGCAGATCCCGGCCGGGTTCCCGTGGTGCATGGTGGGATTCGGGAGCGGTGACGCGGACCCGGAAAACCCGGAATTCCTGACCCAGACCTACAATATCCTGACGGCGGCCGAGGTATCGGGCGACCCGCTCGGCGAGCAGGCCCTCATAGGCGGGGCTACGGCCAACCCAGGGAAGTCCGTAGGCCGAGGGGTTGCCGAGATAGCCGAGCGCGTCCGCGCTACGGTGGGCGATCTGGTGGGCTCAGACGGGGCTAAAATCCTGGTTTCGTCGGTCTCGACGGGCAGCCCTACGCTAATCGGCACGGGCCGGCATATCGTCCTCGACGAGCTCACGGTATCGGCGCTCTGCACGTCCGCGCTACACTACGCAGCCCCGCAGCAGATAAAGCGGGCCAGCACGACCTGGACCTGGGAGGGGGCGCATTGTTCGGGGCGGTTCGACTTCAAACAATACCATTTCGGATACGCTAACTCAGCCGCCCCGGCGTCGCCTGACGATTTCGACGTAGACGTCTACACTGGCACGGCTGCAACGACAACCCACACGGTCGTCGGTAGCAAGTTCTACGGCGTTTTCGCCGAATACAGCTCCCGCAAACACTCCAGCGGCAGCTTTCAGGTCGAGGGCACGAGCGAGGCCGAGGTCGGGAGCCTGTTAGCATCGTGACGAACCGCGACGACATGGTCCTGATTCCGCGCTTCGACACGCAATACAGCGGGTCGGCCCAGCACCAGGCCCGCGAAGAACGCAGGACCGCCGCGCTAGGCAAGAAAAGGAGCGTACTACGCCGGATAGCTAAGGCCAGGGCCGCTCGGAAACTGCGACGGGCGCGGACCGCGCGGAGCGGGAGGCGCGCCGTATCGGCTGCGAAAGGTGCCCGCGGGGCGATGAAAGCCGCCTCGGCTGTCGGGAGACAAGTAGCCGGCGGCGCAGGCCGGGCCGCGGTCGCGAACCCGATCGGCGCGATTGTCGCCGCGGTGGTCGTTGCGGCGGTGGTGGCGATACGCCTCGGCACTGGCCGGTCGATGGAGAATATGGGGGCCCAGGTAAATAAAATGCTCCTGGGGGACTCGGACGAGGAGGCCCGTTCGTACATGGACACCCGGAAACGCTTCAGCGGCGACCGGCATATCGTCCGCATGATCGCGCAGGACGGGGCAAACAACAGCCAGCTAAAGTCGATCTTCGACGACATACGGGAGGCCCGCGAGGAGGAGCTAAAGGGCGCGAGCAAGTTCCTCGAGGACGATATGTTCCAGGTCAACAGCACGCTCGATATACTTATTTTGCGGGCGGCGGGTCTCTTTACTCAGGGGTGGGTGGCTGCCGGGGGTAACGAGGCTGTCGAAAAGCTCAGGCGAGCCCGAACCGACGCTATCCCGCACGGCAAACCCAGTACAGGCTCGGGTGGGTCGTCCCCTGCGACGGGTTTCGGGTGGACTACGCCCAAGTCCAAGTACAACATACACCCGAAAACCGGCACGTGGGTAAGCATCGGCGATATTCGCCGCTCAGGGGGGTTGCGGTAAGCCATGGCCGAAGAAGCAGAAGTAAAGCTAAAGCTCGATACTCGCCAAGCCAAAGGCGATCTCCGCGATCTAGCCAAGCGGGCGCAAAAGACCGGCGGCCGTATCGCCGGCGGTGTTCGTCGAGCTGTCGGTAAAGGTATGGGCGCGGTCGGACTCGGCGGCGGTATCGGCGTCGGTATGGCGGCGGTCCGCGGGGCGACGTCGTCGGGCGTCGGTGACGTGGTCGGCGAGTCTTTTAGTGCAATCGGCGCGCAGCTTAACGAGTTCTTTCTCGGCGACCTGGACGACAAAGCGCGGGCAACGCGAAAAGCCCGCGAGGAAACCATCCAGGCGTTCGGCTACCAGGCCGGGGTCGAGAACGCGATCCCAGCAGGCGCTAAAAACTTCTTCGATCAGCGCGTCGCCGAATATCGCGAGGAGGAGGAGGGGCGTTCGCGCTTCGAGGCGCATGGGGATTTCTCGGGGCCGAAAATCGACGACATTCTAAAGCGCATTATGACAGGTATAAGCGGAATGCTCGCGACGGCCGTAGATAAACTCGCCGAGGCTTTGCAGTTCTGGAAGTGACGTATGGCAGTTAACAATAAGTTTACGATTACCTACGCCACCAACGTCGCCTCCCCTGCGGCGGGCGAACAGGTAGGCGGTACCTCAGACGTCTACCAGCTCCACGGCCCCTACGTTATCGACAAGTCTTACGACGGCCTGCGCCTGGTGTTCGACGTGGTCGTCGTCGGCACGAGTTACGACGCGGACTCGAACGGCCTGCAACAACTGAGCGACGCGCTCGAGACAGCCTTTAGAAAGCGCGACCGCAGCCTGAAAATTGATATCGACGGCACCGCCTGGACCTACACGGCGGGGACTACGCTACTTAACAGCACGTCCTCGATCGCCAAGGCCGGCGACCGCGAGAGCGACATAGGGTTTAGCCGGGCCTACACAATCAATATATCGGCCGAGCTCCCCGCCGAAGAATCATCGAAAAACGGCCTGCGCGATATGGAAATGCACGTCGATTACGAAGCCGGCCGCCAGCGGATCGTTAGTATGCGCGGGGTTTATACCGCGGTGGCAGACCGGAAAGCGTCGGCGCAGTACCAACACGAAACGCACGGATTCGACAGCGTATCGGGCACCCTGCTCGACGGCATATCCGAAACCGCAGCCTGGGAGCTCGTCGACGAAGCCTTTACCGAGGATCGGAATAATGATACCT